AGACCGCTGCTGCTTGAAGGTGGATTGGATTGGAAAGAAATCGGGTTAACGCCAGCAGAGATGCACTGGCTTGAAGGCCTAAAGCTTTCAGCTAGGGAAATAGCGATAGCCTTCGGAGTACCCCCAGAGCTTATTGGGGATAATGCGAACAAAACGTATAGCAATTACAAGGAAGCAAGACAGGCATTTTACACCGAGACTGTACTACCGCTTATGGACTCCATAAAGGGCGAACTTAACAACTGGCTTATCCCTAAGTTTGGTGATAAAAGGATATACATTGACTACGACAGAGATGAAATTGAAGCACTGCAAGAAGATAGGGAAGCTGTATGGGCAAGAGCACTGGAAGCGGTAAAAACTGGGATATTAACTCCTAATGAAGCTAGGGTAATGCTTGGCTACGATGAAGTTGAAGGCGGAGACATGTTAATGATGCCTGCTAACATGATACCGTTGACGGTTATGACAGGCGAGGGCGTGAACGAAGAGTGAAATACAAGCTACGCATGGATGTTAAGAAGAAGCCAGAGCCACAACCACGACCTCCACGGTACCCAGAGGGTATTAGACCAGTTCCGATAAATTCCAGAAATGTGGAGTTTGTGCTTAGAGAGTACCTTGACAAAAACGAACCTAAGATACAACGAGCGGTTAGAAAAATGTGGAATGCTGAGCGCGAAATGATTACCGTGCAAGAGATGGAGAAGATAATGCAGTATAGCTGGGTTCCGATTGAGTGGGTGCAGCAATGGACAAACGATTACACGACCTTTGTGAATGAGGTTATGGCTCCAGCGTGGAGAGACGCAATGGAAAACTCAGTGGAGTACATGAATGGTCAGATAGAACGGTATGCAAAAAAGCAGTTCGAGGATACTCACATCGGTAAGCTTATCGAGGATTGGATACGTGAACATGGCGGAGAGTTAATAGTAGAATTGTCGGAGGCGCAGCATGAAGCTATAAGGGAGATACTTAGGATTTACATCTTAGAACATCCTTTGTCTCCGTACGACTTGGCTAAGGTAATTAAGCCGCTTATAGGTCTTACGTCTTCGGAAGCTGTGGCGGTAGCAAGGTATCGTGAAAGTCTTGTAAAAGAAAACCTATCAGAGAATGTTATAGAAAACCTTACAAACAAATACGCTGAGTTTTTGCTTGAAAAGAGGGCGCTCAGAATAGCTAGAACCGAACTATCTTATGCTTACAACAGGGGGCAGCTTGAGGCGATAAGAGAAGCAAAGGCTAACGGGTTTTTTAGAGGAGAGGTAATAAAAACATGGTTAACTGCTGGCGATGAACGTACGTGTGAATTCTGCCAGTCTCTTGACGGCGAGGTTGTAGGGCTAGAAGAAACATATCCAGGGGCTACGAAGAGAGAGCAAGAAATACTTACACCGCCTGCTCATCCTATGTGCAGGTGCACTGTTATTTACGAGGTTATAGAATAATAAGGGGAAAGGGGGTAAAACGGTGGACACGAAGAGTTTTAAGTTTGAAGTTAAGGACATTGACGAACAAGGGATATTCGAAGGTTACGCGGCTGTGTTTGGAAATATTGACAGGACTGGTGACGTTATTGAGCCTGGGGCTTTTAGAAAGACGTTGCAAGAGAATCCACAGCTTCCAATACTCTGGCAGCACAATCCTGCAGAACCGATAGGACTAACTGTTGCAGCGGTAGAGGATAACAAGGGGCTTAGGGTAAAAGGGCAATTAAACCTAGAAACAGCACGCGGACGTGAAGCATACGCATTGATAAAGCAGGGGGTACTGCGTGGGCTATCGATTGGCTACGATACGATAAAAGAGGCTTGGGAAGGTACAACCAGAAAACTGAAGGAAATAAGGCTATGGGAGTGGTCCCTTGTAACATTCCCAGCTAATCCACTGGCTCAGGTGGAGGCTGTTAAGGCAGTACTACCGTTCCAAGACCTTCCACTGGCTGATATGGAGACACCCTGGGATGGAAATGCTGCAAGGATGAGAGTAAGGGAATGGGCTGGTGGAGAAGATAACATGGATTGGGAAAAGTACCGCAGGGCTTTTGTTTGGTACGACGCAGAAAATCCTGAACTGTTTGGCTCATACAAACTACCAATTGCTGATGTTATCGACGGTAGATTAAAGGCTGTACCGCGTGGTGTTTTTGCTGCTGCAGCTGCTGTGCAAGGCTCTAGAGGTGGTGTAGATATTCCTGATAGAGATATTGCCGGTGTTAAGAACCACCTTGCACGATACTATGAGAAGATGGACAGAACACCTCCATGGAGTTCGGAAAGTAGTGGCTTGGACCTGCTGCTTTACGGTATAATAGGGGCAGCAGGGGAAATTAAGGCAGGCAGAACGAATGAAACAATGAACACTGCCTTAATCGAACAAGCGATACAAAGCCTGAATGCACTTCTTGGGAAAGCTGAGCCGGATAATTCCACTCAGCAAGAAGAGAAGCCGCAGAGTGATGGCGAGTTAGAAAGTCGCGTGCTGGAAGAAGCAATTGAAGAACTTAGAAAATTGAAGGAGGTACTATAAGAATGGATGAAAAAGTAGTGGAACTTCAGAACTTAGTTAAGGAACTGAGGGAGAAGTTCGAGCAAAAGGAACAGGGCCTGTACACAAAGGCTGAGTTTGAAGAGTTTGAAAAGAAAATAAACGATCGCATTGCACAGCTCGAAACGATGATCAAAAGACCGGTAGTAGCTGACAGCGTTGCTGAAAACAGCGAAAACAAGTCGGTATTCTTCAAGTTTTTGAGAGAAGGAAAGTCTGCAATAGAGCCTACTGAAAGGAAGAAACTGGTAGAAGACGCGACAGGTCAGATACTGGTTCCAGAAGAGTTGGAGACAGAGATATACAGAGAGCTTCCTAACGCTTCTGTAATACGCGGATTGGTAACGGTTAGGCAGATACGTACAGACAGAGTACGCAGGAGAAGTTTGACCGAGGTTGACGTTGGATGGGGCAAGTTGGAAACTTCAACGACTCCGTTGACTGAGCCTACTTCGTATCTGTCCCCTGGTCAGGAGTATCAGTACGTCGAAGACCTTTATGGCTTAGCGAAGATAGGCGAAGACGAACTGATGGATACGGATGTCGCTCTAGAAAGCGTGATAGTAGACTCGTTCTCTAGGGTAATAGCACAGGCTGAAGATAGGGCTTTTGTAGTAGGACAGGGGCATAACTCTCAACAGCCAGAGGGTATTTTAACCTCGACGGGCATTGTGAGAGTAGAGGCGAAGACGGTAAAAGCGGTTACCACAGATGACATTTTGTCTCTTATTTACGCAGTGCCGGCTCAGTATAGGAGAAATGGAGTCCTGCTTGTTAACTCCCAGACAGAGCTAGCATTGAGACTGCTTAAGGACAAAAACGACCAGTATCTATGGCAGCCCTCGTTACAGGCTGGAAGACCGAACACCTTTGCCGGGTTCCCAGTGTACAACCAGGAAGACATCCCTTCTATCCCAACTGGAACTTCGGCAGTTGTTGTGGCAATATTCGGTGACTTAAGAAGCGGTTACAGAATACTGGACAGACTTGGTATAACGATTCAAAGACTCACTGAGCTATACGCTGAGTCTGGGCTTATTGGATTCAGAGTACACTACAGGGTCGGCGGTGGAGTAATCAGACCAAACGCGCTTAGAGTTCTACGCGTCAAGACCCAATAGCTTAGAAAGGTGAGAAATGTGAGGATTAGAATGCTTCATTCAGTAGGCGTAGCTGGAGGAGTATTCAACGCTGGAGCAGTTGTGGAGATAGACGAGAAGACAGCTAGGTCATGGATATTGGCGGGATTAGCGGAGCAGGATAAAAGCTTAGATGGTCCAGCGGAGGTGAAAGACGATGCCAGTGAAACTGATAACACCTCCAAGCGTAGAGCCGATAACGCTAGAAGAAGCAAAAATATTCCTCAGAATTGATATTGATGAGGAAAACACTTTACTAGAGTCTCTTATCTCTGCTGCAAGGCTTTATGCTGAGAAGTACACAGCTCGCTCGTTTATAACACAGACATGGGAAATGAGGACTCGCACAGTAGCAGAACGGGTGTTTCTTCCTTATCCTCCGGTACAGATGGTTGAGTCTGTTGTAGTCGACGGGGTAACAGTGGCACAAGATAAATACACATTGCTGCCAGAAGATACTTTATACTGTCTAACTCCTCTTTACTCTGTAACTCCAAGTGGGATTGTAATTACATACACTGCCGGATATGGCGACACTCCTCAGAGCGTTCCGCGTGATATTAGGCAAGCGATACTCATAACTGTGGCTGGGCTGTATGAGAACAGAGAAACTGGTGGAGTATCACCAGAGGCACGAGAGCTGCTTAAACCGTACAGGGTGTTTCAACTGTGAAAATAGGAAAGCTAAGGCACAGGATAACGATACAGGAAAAGGTTACTGTACCAGATGGCTACGGCGGTGTTACTAGCACTTGGAAGGATGTAGCTACTGTGTGGTCTTCTGTTGAGCCACTGAAGGGCAGAGAACTGTACGCGGCGCAGCAGGTAAAAGCAGAACTAACGCACAGGATTAGGATAAGGTATATGAGCGGGATAAAGCCAGAGATGAGAATAGCATTTGACAACAGGTCTTTTGATATAGAAGCAATAATTGACCCAGAAGAACGACATGAGAGCTTAGAACTGTTATGCTCAGAGGTGGTAGCATGATAACAATTAGTATCGGGGTTAATGGGCAAAAAGAAACAGTGGCTAATCTCGGCAGAATGTCTGAGAAGGTTAAGAAAGCTGTTAAAGAAGAAATTGGGGCTTCAGCTTTAAGAATACAAGCGTCCGCGAAGAGAAGATGCCCTGTACGTACTGGAGCGTTGAGGAATTCAATAACTGTGGACCTGTACGGAGAAATGTCAGCAGAGATAGCTCCACACATGCCTTATGCAATGTTTGTCGAATTCGGCACGCGTAAGATGAGAGCAAGGCCCTACATGACACCAGCAGCTGAAGAAGAACGCCCAAGGTTGGCAAAAGAATTGGAAATTATTGTGAGGACGAATGCAACATGAAGTCGCCATTATTAGCACTGCAAAAAGCACTGTATGACAGGTTGTCACAAACCTTAAGTTGCAGTGTGTATGATGCTGTGCCACAAGGTGCTGCAATGCCGTACGTAACCATCGGAGAGGATACTGCAATTGACTGGAGTACGAAGCTGGAAAACGGGCAAGAGGTAACACATACCTTACACATATGGAGCGACTACGACGGAGCAATGGAAGTGAAACAGATAGCGGATAAAGTGATACAGGCTATTACCTCTCAAACGCTAGAGCTTCAGGGCTTCTACATGGTAGTTGCGACGTTAGATATGACAGAAGTGATACGAGACCCTGATGGCTATAGGCATGCAGTTATCAGGTTTAGATTCAAAATACAAGAGTAATAAGGAGGTAAATGAATATGCCAGGAGTAAGTGGTGTAACTTTTTTAATTCAGGTAAACACGGGCACCGAAACAACAACATGGACAGCAGTAGGTGGTCAAAGAGGAGCCACGTTAAACAGGTCGGTCGATGAGGCAGATGTAACGTCAAAGGAATCACTTGGGTGGCATGAAGGACTTCCTACCATAAAAAACTGGAGCATTGACTTTGATGGGTTGGTGATCGAAGATAACACAGCGTATAAGCGTTTGGAAACTGCATACATGAACAATGAAGTGTTACAGGTACAGGTCATAACTCCAGCAGGTAATAAGTACTCAGGTAAGGCTTTCTTGACAGACTTCTCGATAGATGCTCCATATGATGACGCGATGACTTACAGCGGAACGCTTCAAGGTACAGGATCTTTAACACTTACAGGAGGAGAAGAAGAAGAGGAACAGGAAGATGAAAATCCAGAGGGTTAGGAGAGCTGTAAATGATAGCTGAGTATGAAATAAAATGTGGCGATAAGATATATCCACTCAAGTATAACAACAAGGCTCTTCGAACCTTGGAGGTTAGCTTGGACATGCCAATTGCCAAGATAGGGGAAGTGCTACAGAACGAGATAAGTATCGGGCTATTAACTGAAATATTTAGAGTTGGGTTACTGCACTGGAATCCTGACATAACCCTAGACGAAGCTGGAGAGATAATTGACGAGGTAGGTATAACAACGGCAGCTGATGCAGTTGGCAAGGCTTTTGTACTGGCTTTTGGGACGGAAGAGGATAAACCAAAAAACGCACGGAAGGAGGAGGTACGTGGAACTGGAGAGAGTACCTCCTCCAAGCCCTCGAAATAGGACTAAGCATAAATGAGTTTTGGGAGCTTAC